ACTCACGCCCTCTGCCTCGTCGACCACGACCCTCGGCCCCGACAAGCCGCCCCCGGCTCCACCGTGTGCCACGGCTGCCGCCTCCACGCCCTCGACGCCACCGCCCAGATGCCCGCCCTCTGGCACCACCTCGAGAACTACCTCGACACCCGAAACAGCAGCAGCCCACTCACCGGCATGCCCACCGGAACCCCCGACCCAGGCATCAGCATCAACCACGCCGTCGCCCGCACCCGCGCCAACATCCGCATCCACCTCGAATGCTGGACCCGCATCGGCATCGACGAAGGCCCCTGGCACACCCAGCCACCCGCCACCCTCACCGCCATGGCCCACTGGATCGCCACCCGCATCGACTGGTACACCAACCAGGACTGGTCCGACGAGTTCATCACCCAAACCCTCGAACTCCGCGCCGAAGGGCGACGCCACCGCCAACCCAACAAGGCCGCCACCTTCACCGTCGGCCCCTGCCCCGAACCCGACTGCACCGGCACACTCATCACCCGACTCCGCCCAGCCGACTCACTCCTGCCCTCCGTCATCTGGTGCGACACCGCACCCGTCGACGAAGAGACCGGCGAGCAGCTCCACGTCTGGCCCGCCGGCGACGGCTGGCACCAGCTCGGCCGCAAGATCCACAAGCGATCCATCCAATGACCCACCACCGATGGATCACCATCGACACCGTCATGGCCCTCCTTGGCGTCACCAACGCCAACGCACGCCAACTCGCCAGCCGCCACCACTGGACCCGCATCACCCACCACGGACGCGCCCACTACCTCATCACCGACGTCCTCAACACCCCACGCCGCCAACATCCTTGACAACCAAATCCCCATGTCACAACCTGTTCATAGCGTCGGGTTCTCTGTGAAGAGACCCGGCGTTCGTCATCGCCGGGTAGAGCAGCTAGGTAGCTCGCCAGCCTCATGCGCTGGAGGTCGCGTGGTTCAAATCCCGCCCCGGCTACCACCCCGAGGCAGGTGACCATGACACGCATCGGCGGCCACCGCTGGCGCACCCTCGTCGCCCAGGTCCTCGCCGAAGAGAACTACGTCTGCCACCTGTGCGGCCTGCCTGGGGCGGACAGCGGCGACCACCTGATCCCCGTCAAGTACCGACCCGACCTCGAGTTCGACCGAGCCAACGTGCGCGCTGTCCACCACAAGAACGGCGGCCGCTGCAACCGCAAGCGCGGCGACCGCCCCGTCCCCTCCACCGTGCAGCTGCGCACCTCGCAGACCTGGTGAGGGTGGGGGGCCACCCCTCCCCCAGGGGGGTCGGGGGCGCTTGTCCGGGGGCTCAGTCGCGTTTCTCTCCCCGAGCATGGGGGGTCACGCTAAGCCACTGGAAGGACTTGCGATGGAACGCGACTGCGACCGTTGCGGGCTGACGTACGAGGCGACACGGTCGACGTCGAAGTTCTGCTCGCCGAAGTGTCGCAAGCAGGCGTCTCGTCATCCGGAGCCGCATGCCGGGCAGTCGGATCCGGTGCGGGTGATGCTCGACAACTTCGAGTCGGCGTCGGTGTTCGATGCGACACGGAGCGAGCTGCGTGAGGCCGGCTCCTTGGGCTCGGCGCTGGGACAGGCCGCGCTGCGCCTGGCCCTGCTGATCGACGTGCAGGGCCCGATGTCTGGTTCGGCGCCCGCGACGCTGGTCAAGGAGTGGCGGGTGACGCTGGGCGAGGCCGTGAAGGCGCAGGCTGCGCCGGTGTCGCTGATCGACGAGCTGCGTAGGCGCCGTGAGCAGCGTTCTGCTTCGTAGCGGCTCGCTGCCGTCGTACTTGTGGATCCCGGAGGGTGCCCGGTTCGAGGCTGCTGATGAGGCGGCTGACTTGGCGCGTGCGCTGGGTGACCAGGTCGACGAGCCGGAGATCGCCGCGCTCCGCGTCCTCCTGGCGGAGGATGCCAAGGGCCGACGAATCGCACTGGAGTCTGGCCTGTTCTGTGGCCGGCAGAACGTGAAGACGTGGGCTGGTCAGCGGATGGTGATCTACCGCGGCTGGGTCCATTCGCTGAAGCGGATCGTGTGGACGGCACACCTGTACAAGACCACCCAGGACACCTTCAACGAGCTGGTCGGCCTGATCGAGTCGCATTCGTGGCTTGAGCAGCAGGTGCTGAAGATCTCCCGCGGCAACGGGGAGGAGGGCATCCAGCTGCGCAACGGCTGCCAGATCGACTTCGTGGCGCGGTCGCAGAAGTCCGCACGTGGCTGGGCTGCCGACGAGGTCGTCGGCGATGAGGCCCTGTTCCTGACTCCGCTGATGTTCGGCGCTGTCTTCCCGACGCTGTCGAGCCGCCCGGATCCGCACTTCACGCACCTGTCCAGCCCTGGCGTCCCCTCGTCGGAGGTGATCCGCGGGGTTCGTGACCGTGGCCGTGCGGGTGGCGATCCGTCGCTGTCGTACGGAGAGTGGACGAGCCCGCGGGATCCGTGCGCGGATCCGATGTGCTCGCACAAGCCTGGGTCGGTCGACTGCCAGCTTGACGACCTGGAGAAGGTGCGGGCCGCGAATCCGGCGCATCCGCGACGGATCAGCCTGGACTACATCCGGGGCGAGCGGCGCGCGATGCCGGTGGCGGAGTACATGCGTGAGCGCCTGGGCTGGTGGGAGGACCCGCCGACGGCCGAGGAGTCGTCGCTGTTCCCCCTCGACAAGTGGGCGGAGCGGCTGGATCCCTCGAGCAGGATCGCACCCGACTCGCCGATCGCGCTCCTGGTGGACACGTCGTGGGATCGACAGCGGTCGTGGATCGACATCGCGGGCCTGAATGCCGCGGGCGTGCCGCACGTGGAGATCATGGAGACGGGCTTCGGTCAGGGCTGGGTCATTCCATGGCTACGCGAGCGCGTCGCTGCGCGGCGGCCGCTGGCGATCGGGCTGCAGGGCGGCAACGCCCCGGTGTCGACGCTGGTGCCGGCGCTGCGCGAGGAGTTCGGCGACCTGGTCGTCGAACTGTCGGGGACGGATTCCGCGCGTGCGTGCGGCATGTTCTTCGACGCTGTCGAGAAGGGCCCGCTCGCCCACATCGGGCAGGAGCAGCTCGACGACGCGGTCGAGAAGGGTGTGGCCCGGCCGATGGGGGAGGGCTGGGTCCTGGACCGCAAGACGTCCCCCGTTGACGTGGCGGGGCTGTTCGCCGCGTGCGGCGCCCTGTACCTGCTGAACACCACTGAGCCGCCGGCCCCGAAGCGGGTGTCGGAACCGATGAGACTTCGCTAGGAGGCGGGCGTGACTGTTGACGCGTTCGCCGTGGACCGGACTCCGATGCGGGAGGCCGGGGTCGGGTCGCCGGGATGGTGGGTCCACCAACTGGACCGCGCCCTGGCGCGCAAGAAGCCGCGGCTGGACCTGCTGCTGTCATACGACGAGGGCAATGCGCCGCTGATGGACATCGCGCCGTCGGTGCGCGAGGCGTACGCGGTCTTCCAGAGGCGTGCGCGCACGAACTTCGCGAGCCTCGTGGTGGACTCGATGGTCGACCGGATCCAGGTGGCAGGGATGCGCACGGGCGCCGAGGGCGACGAGTACGGGGACGCCCTGGCGTGGGACTGGTGGCAGGCCAACGAGCTCGACGCCGACGCCAACGTGCTGCACCGTTCCTGCTTCGTGATGGGCGAGGGCTTCGCCATCGTCGGCGACCTTGACCCTGACACCGGCGTGCCGACCGTGACGGTCGAGGATCCCCGGCAAATCGCCGTTGCCACGGATCCGATGCGCCGGCGCCATGTCCGTGCCGCATTGAAGCGGTTCACGGACGAGTGGACCGGCTTCGATCACGCGTACCTGTACCTGCGGGGCGAGCGGGGGATGCCCGCCCTGGTGTTCCGGGCCGAGAACTCGAAGCGTGGCGGCTGGCAGTGGCTGGGGGNGCCTCAGGCGCTGCCGTTCAGTCAGGCTCCCGTCGTGTGGTTCCCGAACCAGCTGGGCATCAACGGGCGCACGGTGTTCGGGGAGTTCGAGAAGCACATCGACGTGCTGGATCGCATCAACTCCACGGTG